AGAGCCAATGCAGAGTAATAGCGGTCTCGTTGATATAGGTTAGCTTTATCGTCAAACTCGCGTTGACACTCAAACAAGTTATTAACAGATTCTTCGTGGTTATCTAGGATAGCTTGTACAATCATATCCCCTGCATGACCGTAGTTGTTTACAAGGTCTCTACTAAATAGCTGGTCAGATTCCTGCTTAGTAAGTGCATCAGCACGGACTACTTCAAGCTCTAAGATACGCAGTATCTCCCCCTCTGGGTCAGCCTTTAATGTTTGCAGTACTTCATGCAAGCTGTTGTTACCAGACGTGATGCAAGGCATAGACCATGTTGTATTGTTAATCCTCTCGATGTTAGCTGAAGAACTCATACGGTTTCTACCACGACCGTTAGTAATACCAAATGCCAAGTCACTAATCTCATCAGCAGGTAAATTAGTTAGCTCATCAATGCAAAGAATAAGGTTTTGGATGATACCCATACGCTGATACTTAGCAAGAATCTTATCGTCATTTACTAGCATAGTTTTCGTAGGGTGACCCCATACGCTGTTAGCCACATACTGAATAGTCGATTTACCCACCCCTGATGATGCATTAGTTAAGTGAAGCATAGCACCACCCAGCGAGAAAGTTCTAAACATAGGAGCACCCAAACTTAGGAATAATGCAAACGCTCGCACTTCATTTCCCGGAAGACCATAAGTGTTAACTACGCTAGACCATGCTTCGAGTGACCCTTCTTTAGTGTACACTTTCGCGGCTTGCTGTGTGGTAGCTGAAGGCGGACTGTATCGAGGTGCTGTGCCCTTCGAGAGTTCTCGTGCACCAATAACAAATGAAGCGTTATCTGGAGACCATCCAAACTGCACTCGTACGTGTTCTGCTTTCGTTGTATTCTGTAGGTGTTTAGTCCACGCTACTAGATAAGACATAATTAGTTTCATCTGATTGGTATGAGCCGCAATCCCTTTATGAGACAGAAGCTCACGACATTTGTCTCCTGCCGTTACAGTTGCAAGAGGAGCAATAAAATCACTCACGCCATCGTGTGGACGAATAAGGCGCATATGCAATACCTCTCCATCATTTGGGTCAGTACGTCTACCTACTACATAAAAATCGTTTTCATATACTAAAGCCTTATCTGTATCTTCATCGTCACCGCCATCGATTACACTCTTGACGTACACGCCGCCATTAGGTCCTCTGGTGTAGGGGTATGGGTATTGGGGTATCTCTATGTCTATTGTGCCAAGCTCTTTACTCTCTGCAGTAATCAAATTATCTGCTGGTGATGCTTCTAGTATGTCTCTACCTAACATCAAGGGTGTTGTTATATTCCCAATATGCTTACAGCCTATGCACATCTGTGGGTGAATAGTATTAAATGTTTCGCATAGATGAGGCCCTTTTATTAGTGCCGCTTTTCTTTCGGTTTCTGCTGGGTCATACTCATCATGAGCGCGAGATATTTTATGTATGGCAGTGTCACTATCTACGCAGAATTGTGCAATGGAAAGACCTGACCTCCAAAGAGGTTCCGATATCTCGTTTTGATTCTGGTATATATGTAGAAGCTGTGCACACCCATTCCCTATAACGCTCTTTTGCATGATACGAGAGAACTTATAAATAATATTCCCAAGGAGCGCACGAGTAGTCTCATTTAACGTGACATTTGACGCGGCAAGCTCTGCTTGTGCTAGAGGACTTAACGAATCTTTAGGCTCTAATGTCTCTTTAAGTAAGTCGATAGGTACGGGCTGTCCTAGTGCTATCACTTCAACGCTCATCTCTTCGCCGCGTTTAAAGTTTTTAGTGCTGGGTATCCGTAGGATACGAGCCGCATCAGTTGTGATGCCCTTGTCTTTAACAGCAAAACGCTCAAAGTTAATACGGTTTACTAATGCAGTAGCTAAAGGTTTCCAATCGTTGTAGTCGACTTCTTCTTCAAACGCCCAGTAAATATGCATACCGTAGCCTGAAGACACAATGGTTGGTTTAGGTAGTTTCACTGCACTACAAAACTCTTTTAGGGCTTTTATACCCTCTAGCTGGGAAGCAAACTCAGTACCCTTACCAATATCCAAATCAATCCATATAGACTTAAACATCCGTGTGTTCTTAGCACTTCTACTGATTGCAGATTGGTAAGTAGCAGGAGAGAAATAGACATCTACTCCAGCCAAAATTTGTTCATCAGCCCATGCTGATACTTCTTCAATAGTACTAAAAAATAACTGATTTACTTTGCTCTTATGTATCCCTACAGCGCAGTACAAACCGCCTTGCGCTAATACGGACTCTAGAAAATCTATCCTGTTCATGGCTACACCTAAAATTGGGGTAAAAAAAGGGGCGGTGCTATCCGCCCCTTCTAATGGTTGCAGAACTTAGTCAGCCCATTCAGCCAGAGTACTCTCAAGGTCTGCTGGGTCAGCTACTTTTGCAACGGGTTTCTTCTCTCTCACTACTGGTTCATCTCCGTCTTCTTCAACAGCTACTGGAGCTGCGAGCGCGGGTTTTTTATTAACTGCTGGAGCGGGGGTTGCGTCTTTTCTATTAGACCCAAAGTTTGTTGTGATTGCTTGGGTAGCTTCAACTGAAGCACCTTTCTCTAATACCGTTTCCATCTCGTCTTCAGTTAGCGCTCTGATTGCACGGAACACCATCTTAGGTGTTGTAGAGTCTGTATCAAAACGAAGCTCTGTTACAACAGAAGTAATATCAACTCCGTACGATGCAACTTGTCTTACATACTGGAATAAAGGCATCTTACCGTTTTCACCTTTACCAAAGATAGAGGTTGCAGGAAGAGCTAACTCATAGATATCCCCACTAATATCATTCTCAAGTAACACTGCCAGACGATGCATATAACGACACCCTTTACTTGTACCTTGACCAGACCCCGATATGTTCATTGGGCACTGAGCGCAGTTAGAGTGTTTAGGTGATTCAATAGTAGGGCTTGGATGGTCACCATCCGAACTCCAGCAGTCAGGTGCAGATGTTGAACCTTCTTGATACACACCGCCAAAGTACTGACGAGATGTTTTAGGCGCACTAGCGGCAACAATTACATTCATTGCACGTTCATCGTTCTTAGCAACTTCTTGCCCACCAACATACAAACGGAAGATGTTACCTCTAATTGCAATACGGCGAGCATCAGAAGTTCCTATAAGAGCTTTTGTTGTTTCACTTAGCTCTTTTTTTAAGATATGTGCTGGAATTGCTACGCCAGATGTAAATAAACCCATTTCATTAGCCATGATTACTTGCCTCTTTAATTTTAGTTACGGTGTTTCTTTTGATTAAAAGCGCTTTAACTTCAGTTGCGCTTACTAGATGTTGGTTACCTTTAAGGTATGTGCTCAGAAGTCCAGATACTCTTAGCTTGGAGACATTTTGCCTAGAACATCCTAGTATCTCCATTACTTGTCGAGTTGTCAAAAATACTTCTTCATCATCTTGCGTATCCATATCATTTCCTTCTAACAGTTATGGCATATTTACTATCAATATTCATGCCTTGAGGCATGAGATTGGGGTTTTCTTCTAGAAAAGATTTCATATTTGTTTGATGCACTCGTTGCTCAAGTAACTCAAACGCATCGTTCTCTTTAATAAAATTTTTCATACTGTTCCAATCGCTTGTCCAGTATCTTGTTTTAACAGTTCGGGATACTGTACCTGCCGCAGTTTTAAGACCATCCGTACCTGTTTCCTTGCATAGCTCAAGTAGAGCCTGTTGTATTGCTTCTTGTTGTACCTTTATTTTACTATCTGCTTCATCAAATTCTTGTTGAAGCCTTTGCCTTGCATCTCGCATCTTAATATACACTTTAACGAGCTGTTCTACATTATGTGATTCCATTGTCTCCTCCAGTTGCTTTCTTTTGAAAGTGTATGTAGTGTACACTCATGTCTACTACCTTGTCAATACGTCAACTAAATATATTTTTTAATTCATTATATCTTTATATAAATCAAGCAGTTTAGTTTGTGACGCATTTTTATTTTCCAGCACTCCTAGCACTTTTCTCTCTACGGGTGAGCCTACAAGATGCACCACGCTACATCTATTTACTTGCCCTGCACGATGGATTCGAGCATTAGCTTGTTTATATGTTTCCAATGAGAGCGTGATACCCCACCAAACAATCGTATTTGCCGCGTGCAAAGTTACCCCATGCGATGCCGCTTGCGGCTGGATAACAAGGACTTGTGGATTAGGTGAAGTTTGGAACGAATTAAATATCTCAGAGCGTTTGTTTGCATTAACGCCACCATGAATAATCCCAACACTGTACCCTACGTCTAAGAGTATTTTCTCTACTATCTCTATAGTGTGCTTGAACTGCACGAACACAATCGTCTTATGCGATGTCTCTTCTACAATGCTCAGTAACTCTGCCGCACGCGCTTTAACATCAAACTCAATCACTTCCCCAGTATCCGAATACACCGCCCCTGATGAAAGTTGGAGTAGTTTGTTCAGAGCAACTGCCGCATTAGCCGCAGTAATCTCTTCTCCTGCCGCTTCCATAAGCATTTCTTTCTTGAGAAGCTTGTAATATTTTTCCTGTTGTGCAGACAGAGGTACATCTTTTGTTTGATACGTTAGCTCTGGCAGGTCTAAACATTCTTCTTTGGTAAACCGTATTGCAGGTTGCATATAGCTATGCACTATCTGTTCTGCCTCTGGTCGGTTCTTAAACGTAAACTGCGATGTGCGAATTTGCACCATGTCTCGGAAAGCATTGAATGCTCTAGGTGTATTTTTAGGGTTAGCGATTTTAATTAGTCCATACGCATCTACAGGAGATTGAGCGGCAGGTGTGCCTGTTAGCATCCATAGCCATGTGTCTGCAGTGACTAGGCGATTCATTGTTTTCCATCTGCGCGTTGATACGTTTTTTAAATGCGTAGCTTCATCTACTACAATCAAATCAAACCCACCTTCAGCAATCTCTTTCTCTACTATCTCAACACCATCGAAGTTTATGATAACGAACTCTGCATTACCTTTAATAATCTGAGCACGCTTCTCTCTACTACCATGTGCAATCTCAACTGAGCGATGCATGGCTGTTTTAAACAAGTCTTTGCGCCATGCCGCATCCATAATAGATAGTGGGCAAACTACAAGCACACGGCGTATCACTTCCAAGTCCATTAAATAATCTGCCGCCCATATAACAGAATTAGTCTTACCTGTTCCCATTTCATTTAGGCAAAAAGCTTTGCGGTTGAGCGTTAAAAATTCTGCCGTTACTCGCTGATGGTCAAAAGGTTTATATACTCCTGTCCATTTATACTGTGTGCGAATAGGTGAAGGTACGTCTTTGATACCCATATTATTTAAGATATGCATTTCAGCTAACCCAAAGTTTACCCATACATCTGTTGTACCATAGTAGATATCTGTAATTTTGCTTTTAGGTATGACGCTTGTAAACGCATCGGGATTAGTGGTCTTGATAGACAAGACCTTATCTTGTATCACTTCTAGTTTCATTGTTAGTCCTTACAGCCCCTTAAGGGGGCGAATCATTTATCTTCTAGTACTTCAAATAGTTGGGGTTTGTTTCTATCTTTATTAAAGTACCACGCTCTTACTTTATTTAAACACATCTTTCGTTCGCTAACACGAGTTCTAAGAGACATCGTACATAGAGCGTCTATGTGACGCTCCACTAGGCTCTCAGGTAAACCCGATTCCATTGCAATAATCTGCACTGACTTTACAGATACTTCCATATTATTTCTTCTTAGGTTTAGCTTTCTTTGGTGGCTCGTTCTTCTTCATAGTATGGTCACTGTTGCGTTGAAACGAACGATTTACTGCTGGTTCTCTAAGACGTAGGTTGTCTTTACCGTTACCTGCTTTAGTACCTTTAATATGGTCAATGTCTTTCCCATCACGGTCAATACCCGCTTTATCAAATGCATATCGAGCACGCTGTCTTGCTAATCTAGCTTCGTGGGCTTTAGGACGTAGCTTTTCTAGTTCATACTCCCGTTTAACATTTCGATCTTCTTTATTCTTGTAAGGCATCAGCCCTCCTTGTAGTTACCATTATGAATGCAACGTGTAGCCTGACACCATCGACGGCATAGTCCGTTAGGAATAGGATTAAATACTCCCGTCTCGTAGGCTACTGACCGTTGCGCTAATATAGGTGCTAGTTTATCAAAAATACCCAATCTATTCTCGTATGTATATTCTTCTTTAACCATCTCGTTAGCTACTACGAAGAGTAGCATCCCTTTGATAGTCTCAATATACGGGAATTCTAGGAATACCGCCGCCGCTAGTAGTGCTAGTTGCTTAGTGTCTGCATACTTTGCTGACTTGCCTGTTTTATAATCCACAATATACGCTTTCTTAGCATCTGCGTCTACGATGACAAGGTCTGCAATGCCACGCCAGTACCTATTAGGTGCTTCATAATCACAGAACTCATACCCAGTACCTACCTTCGCCACCGCGAGTTTATATTCGCAAAGCTTTCTGCCTTTGATGTTATTGATAGTATCAAGGAACTTCTTAACAAATATAAACCGCTCTGGTAATGCCTCACCTTTACCTATGTAGTTCTCAGCCGCAAGATGTAAGTCTTTTCCATACAGCGTAGCTGAGGTATCTGCGAAGGGTATGTACTTTAAAACATGGTGTGCTTCGTACTGCTTAGGGCAGGTAATAAACCTACTCAGTGAACTATAAGTAAAACTAGGTACGCTCATTTTTGCATACCCATCTTATGTAAGCCTTCTGAGGCGTTGAAGCAGTACAGGGTATAGACTTCCACTCTGTGTAGCAGACCCACAAACTACCGGTTTTTCTTAGTTTCGGCTTCAAATATATCCGCGCATTCTCTATCACACCATCTCCTCTTGTATCCTATAAAGTCACCGCACGTCCAGCAAAGTCCGGTGGGGTTAGTTGTATCTATTTGTGCAGCTTCTCTGCAAATAACTGCGATAAGTTTATCTCGCATCATCTCCTCATGCAGTGACGCGAGGTCTGTGTTTCCATCTTCTGTTGCCATGTTATTTTTCGTTATGTATAAATACTAATCTAGACAGGTACCATTGCGCTTTCTGCAAGTCTTCATGTGCTTTACCTTTGTTTCGGTATCGCCACATATACTTAAAGGCGTTGCCTCGCAGATACCCAATAAACTCTTCGGACGTAAGCATTGCTTCCAT